GGAGCAGCTTGATGACCTGTACTTGGCTGATATGGTGCTTGAACACGCAGACCGGCACGATCCGTGTCCAGCCCAGCTCCTTGAATTTACAGCGCAACGACAGTACGTTAAGAATGGACTCGACAATGACCACTATCTCCGGCTGCTGCTCCCGCACCGCGTCGATGTTGTATACCCAATAAGAAGCACCCCACTTGATCTTGCTGCGGCTGGGGAACCGCTTGGTGGTCTCACCCGGCACATCAATATAGGTGCGCCCTTGGTAATAAACGCAGGTGTTGTATTCGTATACCGGAAAGATGGCAAACGGCTCCCACAGCGGGTCATCCATCGTATAGCCAACCCCGGCCTCCGCAAAATCCGCAAAGCGCAGGTGCTTGCGTTCCGCCATGTCGCAGATCAGTGACGTGTAAATGTGCTTGGGGTGCCGGGCAATCGGGATGAAGCCCTCCGGCAGCGCCACCTCTTGGATGACCGGCACTGCCGAGGCCTGCGTATCGGTGGCGTAAAGCAGCTCGTCCATGGGAATGCCGCTGGAGCTGCCGCTGGCGGAGAACGTGTAGCCCAAGCTCTTGGCCCACGCCGTAAATGACCCTTTGTTATGTTTGCCTTTACCGCACCGCCAGCAGAAGGTTCTGCCGGTGGCGAGTGAAATACCACGGTTTCCAGATGTATCGCCGCATTCAGGGCAAATGATAGTGATATCCGTAGACGTGCTCCTGTCCTTCATCACTGTAAAGGTGCTTTCTATTTCGCGTTGGAGTAGTGGGCCAATGTGCATGTTCTTAGGGTTGCAGTTTTACGCAGCCTATACTGTATGTAAAGAGAAAGAACACTAAATGCCAAAAGGAATATACGAGCGAACACAATGGCACGTCGAGCGCATCCGCTCGTCAGTACACCGCATTGGCATACGCCCCGGACAGGTGATCGGAAAACGGACGATACTAGCGGAACTTCCACAAGGTACGCGCTATCAGCGCAAATTCGCGTACAGGTGCATCTGCGGGAAACAGGGAACCACATGGCTATCGCACCTAAAAGATGGGTACGGTTGCGGCTGTGGTATAAACACGAACGCCGCCGTAAGCGCACGCCAAAAAGAACCGACAGTTGCATCTTTTAACGAGCTTTTAGGCTCTTACAGGCGAGAGGCTTCTAAGCGTAAACTAGCGTGGCGTATTGATGTTGAGCTGTTTAAGCAGCTTACCAAAGGCAGGTGCACCTACTGTGGTGCGCCACCGAGCGCCAGCGGGCGCAGTAGAACAACGACAGGTCACTACAGATACAACGGCATAGATCGCGTAAATAACAGCATCGGCTACGAACCGGGCAACAGTGTAAGTTGCTGCTGCCACTGCAATCGAGCTAAACGTGCACTAGATATAGACATATTTTTAGCGCACGCTTTGAAAATCCACGCCTTCTGGATACAGGAAAAGAGGTCAACGGCGTGCTCAAGCTCCGGCGGTGCTCTCGACACACCGCACACAGGCGTCGGTAAAGGAATTTGGTGGAAATTGCCGGTTGGAGAATCGGCCTTCAGGCACGTTTTACGCGGCTACGTGCGTTCAGCGAAAAAGAGAAACCACTTGTGGAGTCTTAAAGAAAACGAATTCAGGTCTTTAACGCTAAAAGCCTGCTACTACTGCGGTGAACCACCGTCGAGGTTGGCTGAAACAGGGCCGTCCCGCAGAAACGGAAACTACAAGTACAGCGGTATTGATCGCGTAGACCCTGCAAAAAACTACACTAAAAGTAACACTGTAGCTTGTTGTAAAAATTGTAATTACCTCAAGCACCAGCTTGATCTACCTGCTTTTAGAAAATGGATAATTTCTATCTACACCACCGTAAACATATCAAAACAGCATGAGCGAACTCAATAACTATATCAACACCCAGAACCAGTTCACCGCCCCCAAGGACGGCATCCCGGTCGCGGATCACACTGAACAGATGAACTACGGCCTTGGCATGACCAACCGGGCCGCCGAGGCCTCCCGGCAGGCCCCTGCGCCAGCGCCCCCGGTCATGCCCCCGATAACGCCGGTTGCGAACTGATGCCGTTCTAACAGGAGTGGCCGACAACTCCAGTTGGACAGAACACCCGCTCGTCAGCGGGTTGATGGTCTTTTCACGTCCAAACCAGATACGTGCGGCACAGGCCGCCGCCGCCAGCTTTTTCGCCCAAGACTGGCCGCACAAGGAACTGGTCGCCTACAACACCACCGACCACCGACTCGTGCCGTTATTCGGGCCGAAGCGGCGCTACCGTGAAATAAAGCTGCGCCCGCGCACCCCCGCGCAGATGCTCCAGCTTTGTCTGGAAAACGCCAGCGGCGAGTGGTGCGTGCACTGGCAGCCTGACTGTTTCTACGACCCGCGCTATATCACCGCCCATATGCGTTACCGGGAGAAGCGCCGCCTTACGCTGCTGCGCAGGCAACAGGTATTTGCCCTTGGCACCCAGCAGCTGGCCGTTACCAGCAGTCTAACAGCCAGCTGCTGGGGCCTGTACCGCCACTACCCGGTCAGCATGGAAACCGAGCTAAACAACCAGTTCATGGACGTGCGCGTGCTGGACAATCAAGCCTGTCTGCTGACCAAGTTTGCCCATGCACTCACTTGAATCACTTGCCCGCGTGCTCCGCCCGGAGGATTTTGATGACGTTGTGGCGAGCGAAACACTGGTGCTGCCATTGCACCGGGAGCGCATCTTCTACCATAGCGGAGATTTTGGCGACATCATCTACGCACTGCCCACGATCCGGGCTTTGGGCGGCGGACGCCTGCTCATCGGCCCCAGTCCGCAGTGGAAAACACGGCTGACCATGAACGCCCGCGACGTCGCGGTCTTAAAACCACTGCTGGAAGCCCAGCCTTACATTACCGGCGTTGAATTTTCCGCGACGCCGCCGCCGAACATGGATTTTGACCTGAACCGGTTTCGTGAGTATCTGGTTGTGGAATCGGATTACTTGCGACAGGGAAAACCACGCTTGAATCTGGCTGAGGCTCATCTGTATACATTTAGGCTGCCGCTGGAAGAGTGCCAGACTCCATGGCTGACCGTCGAGCAGCCATGGCCGATACCCGGACGTCCGGTTATCCTGCACCGCAGCTCCCGCTGGCGCAGCGCAAAATTTCCGTGGGACAGGGTCATGGCCCAGTACGGTGAGCAAGCCACTTTTGTCGGCCTGCCGTGGGAGCATGACGAGTTTGAGCTGACGTGGGGCAGCGTCCCATACCACCCGTCGGCTGACCTGCTGGTGCTGGCCCGGCTGATCGCAGGCTGCCAGCTCTACATCGGCAACCAGTCCCTGCCCTACGCTCTTTGCGAAGGGCTGAAGCGCACCAGTGTGCTGGAAGTGTGGCCCGAAGGCCCGAACTGCATTTTCAAACGCCCGAATGCCCACTACAGCCACAATGAATCCGTATACATCCCAAAACTTAACACCCAAGAACCTATGATCACCCGCATCGACCACTGCCCGCTTTGCTTGGAACCCTCAACCCGTGCTCTGCCGTTTCGCGACGGCACCGACATTGTAAAGTGCGCGGCGTGCGCGCTCATTTACTTGCGCAGCCACCCGGACAAGGAGCAGACCATGCTCTACTACCAGCGGTACGCGGACGACACGTCCCATATGCGGCTGCCCAAGTTGATTGACGAGATCAGCGGCAGCGGCCTGCGCCGTGAGCCATTCATGCGGGAAATCCTGAAGCACGCGCCGACGGGCGGCGAACTGCTGGACATTGGCTGCGGCTGGGGCGCGTTTCTGTTGACGGCCCGCGACCACGGCTACGTTCCCAGCGGCATCGACGTCTGCGCCAAAGCTGCCAATTTTGGAAAAACCGTGCTGGGTTTGAACATCACGATTAACGAGGTAGACGGCGACGCTTTCAGCCACCCAGCCTGCATGGGAAAATACACGGTGGTCACCGCCATCCATACGCTGGAGCATCTCGTCGACACCGCCGCCGTTTTGAAACGAATCCACGACCTGCTGCGCCCCGGCGGCGTGTTCTGCGGCATCGTGCCCAACATCAACTCCCTGTGCAGCCACGCCTACGAGGAGCGCTGGCAGTGGCTGGACACGAACACCCACTACGTGCATTTCACCCCGGCCACCCTGCGCGCTGCCCTGCTCCAGTTTGGTTTTGAAGTCCTGCAAACCAGCACCTGCACCGGCGACTATGACCAAGCCGAGCTGCTTCAGCTGCTGGAGAAAAAAGCCGACCGAAAACTGGCCGGTAACGACCTCGCCAAAGCCCTCAAGGAAACGTGGGCAGCGGGCAGCGGTGAGGAAATTCATTTCTTTGCTTGTAAAAAACTCACATGAAAACAGCCATCCTTGTACCCTGCTACAACCGACCCGGCTATCTGCTGACGGTAATTGAAGACATCGCCCGGCTGCCGGAGGTGGTTGGCGGCATGCCGGTGTTCCTGTCCTGCGACGGTGGCCCGAAAGCCACCCAGCTGGAAAACATTGCCCGCGCGCAGGCGCAGCTGATTCCAAATCTGCACTGCCTCGTGCGCGCGTCCAACTACGGTGTAGGACGCAACCGCATTGCTTCGCACCGCTACCTGTTTGAGGAATGCGGCTTTGATCACGTGTTCTACGTCGAAGATGACGTGCGGCTTACCCCGCAGGCGCTGACGCTGATTCTTAGCCTGAACACGTGGCTAAGCGGTCGCTACTCGAACCTCTGCACCGTTGGCAGCGGTATTTGCTGCACGCTGACGCCGGAGGAAAAGTTGAAGCGGCTTGATATGGTCGAGGACAGCGGTGCCTCGATCTGCAACCAACTGATCTCAAAGGCGTGCTGGAACAGCATGCTGCCGCTGATGCTTGAGTATGAAAACAAGTTTCTGAACGTACCCTACAACCGGCTCAACATCAGAGGCAGCCGTAACTGGATACACGAGCAGGCCTCCCGCTTGGTCGAGCCGCCGCCGGACGCGTGCCCGGTTCGCTGGGACATCCCCAAATACTTTGCCGCTGACGATGTCTGCTGCGGATGTGATGGGGTCATGGCGCTCGCGGCGCGCCTGCGGGGCATCTCCCACGTGACCACGGTGGTCAACCGGGCCGTACACATCGGCGAATACGGGGTTAACACCACGGACGACGTCTGGAAACGCTGGTACCGGGACGTTCAGCTGGAGGCTTTTGAAGCTGACGCCACCCGCACCGACTTCACCATCTGACTACACCCGTTGAAGCTGTAATCCCGATAGGTAGCCGACCGCCTTGAAGGTGATCGAACCGCCGAGGGGTACGCTAAAATTGTATACAACGTAGTTGCAATTCTGCGTGTACACTGTGGTCGCAAACGGGGTGTTGGCAAGAGCCGTCGGCGTTCCGGCGTTTACCGCCGCGTAAAACGTGCTGGCCGCCGGTGCAGACCCCCTGTCCGCGTACAGGTAGAGGTTATAGTTGCCCGCAGGCAGTCCGCGCAGCTTGAAGGTGTTTTCGTACGGCACCGGGCCTAGATAGCCGCCGATCCAAGTTTTCAACATGCTGTCCCAGCTGGTACCACTCCCCGCCGCTGAGAAAATGGGCGCAACCCGCTCCAGCAGCACACTGCTGGCGCACGCCCCCGCCGCTTGCAGGCTCAACACCACCTCGGCGGAAAAGGCGTAGTAGCTGAACGTGTAATTGGTGCACCCTGATGCCAGCGTGGCGTTAAAGTTAACCGGTGCGTAGACGTTCCAATAGTCACCGACAGTGCCGACCACCCCGGCCCCGGTCTTGCTGCCGTCGCCGTTGAAATCGACGTTGATCAACAAAGGTGCAAAGCCCGTCAGGTTGTTGAAGTAATGCCGACCGTTGTTGAGGAGCACGGACACATTGTTGCTGAAATCGCGCAGCAACCGGTCAGGGGCGAAGCGGATATTGCCGCCCTGTCCGGTAACCACGTTGGAATTCTGCATCTGCCAGTGGCTGCTAAGCGCCATTGGATTGACAGTTTTGCTGCCAACCGTCACTGAAAAGTACATCTGGCTGCCCAACAGGCCGCCTAGCAGGTCGCCCCGCAGCACGGTCTGGCCAACCGTCACCTGTGCCGCGCTGAGACCGCCAACGGTGGTGATGACCGAGTTCCCGTGGTCGAGCACCACGTGCGTTGACGCGGTGCTCAACACCAGCGCATCACTGGTCTGCCACGCCGGAAACGCGCGGTAAATTTCCTTGACCACGCCGACACCGGGCGACACCGCAGGCTCACCGGCAGGAAGGCTGACGGTGATGCCGTAATTGGTCAAGCCGTCGTTCGTATACGTGAACAGCAGCTGACCCGGTCGTGCAAAAGGCGGGCGCAGTTTCCAGAGGGTGTTGGCGGTTTGAGTGGACAGGTTCACGTGTTAAAAGGGTACGGCAGCTGGGCTTTGGTGCCGGGTTGCATCGGCAGCCGGGCCGCCCCGGTGAGCTGCTGGTCGAGCACGCCACCAAGCAGAATATCCTCAGCGTAAAAGGTGGCTTCCACGGTAACCAGTGTGCTTTCCGTATAGGCAAGGTCAGCTATCTTGTGCGCTGCCAGCCACGCATTCTTTACAGTGTATTCCGAGTGCAGTACCAGCCGCGACATTACCTGCGTCGGCGGCAGCCCACCCTGCGTTCCAGTTAGGCTGGCTCCCCGCAGCAAGTTGACGTTGAAGTCAAAGCGGAAATTAACACTGTAGTTGGAGTTTAACAGCAGATGGCCTGCTGCGCCTGTATAAGTAGACGAACGGCTTCCGCGTCCGGCGCGTGTAAGCGCCTGCCACGCCTCCAGAAAATCCTTGACGCTGCTGACGCTGTCTTCGGCGTTGGTGTCCAGCAAAAACACGACCTTGATGGCGTCCAAGGGGTCGTCCCATGACGGCATCTGGTACGCCATGCTGTCCCGCCGGATTACGTCAGATTTGGTTCTAGTCTCTGGCAGGGCGATGGAGCGCACGTAGTGCGGCCACATGGTCTGCTGCGTCAAACCCGTCGCGGCGCTGACACCCTTGACTGCACTGGAAAAGTCGATGTAGAACAGATCGGAGCGCTGAGGTTCAAATCCGGTTGATTTGCCCCAGAGATTCCGCTGCGTGTCAGCATTGATATCCAAAGACATTTGCAGTGTAACTACCTTAAGAGATGCTAAACTTGTGCTACACCTATGCCGGGATCGTAGAGGACACCCAAGACCCTTTGAAGCTGGGTCGCTTGAAGGTGCGGGTGCCTCATGTCTACGGTTCCAACGTCAGCGGCACCGGCTACATCGGGGTCAACGACCTGCCGTGGGCAATGCCCGCAGGCATGCCTGCGGGAGGCTCCAGCGCGTCCGGCGGGTTCAGCCACCTGCCCGGTGTCGGTGACAAGGTCTATGTGCGCTTTCTGGACGGTGAACCAGAGAAACCGATTTGGGAGTGGGGCATGCAGTCAACCACGGACGCAGCCAGCCTGAAACTGCATGAGTATGCCAGTGGCACGCCGTTCGGCCTCCCGGATCGTTCCATCCTTACCCGGTACGGCAACAGTGTTGAAATCACAGCCAACCGGCTCACCGCTACCACCAAGGAGGGCTATCAGCTGCTGCTGGAAGGGAGCCGAGGCGCTTCGGGCGGCTCGGCCTCCCTGCTGACACCGGCGGGCCAGAAGGTCTCCTTGAACGACACCGGCAAATCGGCGGTGATCCAAGCGTTGGAGGCCGCCGTGGTCTCTGCCAGCAACGTAATTTTGAATGCGGCGGACAGCGCCATGATCCGGGCCTCCCGACACCTGTCCCTGATGGTTGGCGGAACGCTCATCGCGATCAGTGGCAAACATGTCACCCTTACCACCGGAACCGGGGCTTCCGTGATCATCGACGACAACGGAAACGTCACCCTGTTGGCCGCGTCCGGCGCATCCGTGTCGCTGGAGGGAACTATGGTCAAGCTGCTGTCGCCTGACGCCACGGGCGCGCTGGTCGTGGAGAACGGTAAAATTTCCCTCAGCGCCACTGAGATTGTCGTCAATACAGAGGCCCTCTCAATGGGAACTGCCGCAGGCTTTCCGGTGGTCATGCTCACGCCAGAGCTGCTGGCGTGGATCATCGGGCACACCCACACAAGCAGCACGCCGGGCAGCCCCACCGGGCCTCCCATTCCGACTTTGCCGCCGAAGGTGATCGGCTCGGCCCGTATGCAAACCACATGATTTTATGTCGACCATTCTAGGCAGTTCAAGCTTCAGTACGCCCCCGGTCGGTGCGGGCGCATCCGGTAGCGCCGGGGTGACGGGTTTGGGTGCCGCCGGGACGGCTGCCGTCGGTTTGACACCCGGCAGCGCTGCGGGTGTCCTTTCCGTCAACAACGGCAACGAGTTCAACTACACGCTGGTCATACAGGTGCCCGTGCCAATCCTCAACATAAATCTCAACATGCTGGGCAACTATGTGCTGGCAGCCCTGTCCGCGATTGAGGTGCCAGCGGCCCTTCAGTGGCTGGTGGCCAACGCAGAGACCATTTTCGTGGACGTGGTCAATATCGCCATGCTCTTGATCAAAGCGATCCCGGAAATGACCGTCTCAATTCTGGTACAGGTAGGCCCAGCAACCGTGTTCAACCTTCAGCTGGTGGCCAAAACCGTGCCCTACCCGGTGCCCGTGCCGACGTTCGCGCTGGCCCTGCCGAACGTGGCGGTGGCCGCTGGCGTAGACCTGACCGCGTTGATCCCGACGCCGAAGCCGGTCGTCGAGTATGTCGTGCTGCCGATTCCTGTCCCGGTGCTGCCCGGCCCGCTGCTTGCCATCACCGGCGGCAACGTCTCCGTCGGTGCCGGGGTCACTACCGGCCTTGGCACCACCGCCGGAGGCAGTGCCAGCGGCGCGGTAACGAGCGGCGCGACCAGTCAGGCCACCGGAGCCAGTACCGCCGAGACCGGCGCTAATACCAAGATTCAGCCACCCGTGGCCTTCGGCACCACCATCCACCTGCCGGTAATTTAATTTCACGTTCTACTGGGTATGGCTATAAAGACCAACCTAAAATCGATGACGCCCCGGCGTCAGGCGTACAAGCGCGAAATCACCCTGCTCTCTCACGGATACACCAATCCGAAAGCGTGGCCGGACGGCAAGCTCACGGTCTACCCGTGGGACAACGCCATCGACCAGTGGCTGCTGGACAACCTGAAGAAGCTGACAAAACCGGACTTGGTCTACGGGCTGCTGAGAAATTGCTGCGATCTCCGTGGCGGTGACACCGCCAAAGTTGAGGACATCATCGGCAAGTTCGTCGCCGATGAGATTAACGTCGTGCTGCTCGTTTCCCGTGCCTTGACCACCGACGGCGTGGTGTCGTATACAGCCGTGTGCCCGCACTGTGGTGCCAAGAAAGCGGAAAAAATCAAGGTGCCGGACGAACTTGAGAAAGTAGGTGAAAAAACGATGGACTACGCAGGCTCCGACAGCGTCACCCTGCCCGACGTTGCGGACATCGTGGCCCTGCGCCCGTTGACTGTCGACGATGAAAAAGTCATTGCGAGCCGAACTGAAGAGCTGCGCCGGGCCACTCCAGACGGCGAACTGCGCACCGTCATGCGGGTGGTTACCATCAACGAGACCAAACCGGACACGCTGGCTGAGCTGATCCTGTGGTTCCGGGCCTTGTCGCCCAAGGACGCCAAGTTTTTGGAGGAACAGGGTCGGCTGATCACGCCCCACCTGAACACCATGGTGCCCCATATCTGTGACGAACCGGAGTGCGGCAAGAAGTTTAATTTCCCGTTGAACTTCGATCAGGACTTTTTTCGTTGACGCGGCAATAATGAGCCGCGAGGCCCGCTATCGCCTGCTATTCGATTTAGCATGGGATAACCACGGCCTGACACTTGACCTTGCAAAGGTTCCAGACTCAATGTTGAAATTGATGCTGGAGTGGCGCAACGAAAGGGTGGAGGCGGAAAACGCCAAATAGCATGAACATTCTAGTAGTCGATGGCGGAGCACTCTATGCCCGTTCTTACTACGCTGGTCAGAGCATCAGCGCTGACCCGCGCGAAGCCATCCGGCTGGCCGTGAACTCGATACTGGTGCTGCTCGACCCCAACGGGGCCAAGCTGGGCATCCAGTTTGACAAAACCATTTTCGCGTGGGACGGCCAACAGAATCAGGCCAAGGGCCGCGAACCCAAGCCGCAGGTCTACCACGACACCAAGGATGCCCTTGTGGAAGTGCTCGCTTTTCTATTCGGTACTGTCAACGCTGTAGACGACGAGGCCGAAGGCGACGACATTGTGGCCACGGTAGTGAAGCAGGCTGACCCGGCTGATACGGTGTATGTCGTTTCATCGGATAAAGACCTCATGCAGCTGGTCGGCGGGCGCTGTCACTACTATTCGCTGCACGAGAAAGCGCTGCTGTCCACCGCCTTCATCATCCACAAGTTCCACGGGATCAGGCATCCGAATCAGGTGGCCATTGAGCTGGCCATTACCGGTGACTCTGTAGACAAGATCGGCGGCATCCGGGGCTACGGCCCGGCAAAGTGCAAGCAACTGTTCAAGGCGGTGACGCCAGCCATGAATTTCGAGGAGGCGCTGGCAGCGGTGGAGGCGCAGCTTCCAGACGACAAGCTGGAGGAGTTTCGGGCGGCCTTTAAGCGCACACTGCTGAATCCAGCTGTGGCCGGTGTTCCTGCACCGGTGCCACTGGTCATGGCACACCCAGAGGACGCCAAGACGCTTGGACTGGCGCAGATTGATGCGCTCTACGCGCAGACCTACCGGGCCTACCGGTAATCAGAGCTACAGTGAAATAATGGGTAGCGCGCCACCCGACGTCCTGTTTACGTACCTGCCCACCGAGAACTCAAGGAAAGCGCCACCGGAGGCGTAGCCCAGCAACTGCACCTGCGGATACGTGGACGTAAGCACGAACACCTTGACCTCGTTAGCGGACAGGGTGTTCTGGTAGTTCGTACCCGGCACATCCAAATCAACCCAAGCGGTGCCATTGTACGCCTGAAAGTCATAGTTTAAGGTGTTCACACCAGAATTTTTCATGATTAGGGTGGCGTTTACAGGCCCTTGCTGGATCATGGAAAACAGCACGGATGAGGTTTCACCGACGACCTGACCATCTTGAATTTGTGCGATCATAAGTTGTTTATTTTAATACGTTTATTTCAAAACCGTACGCGCCAAGATAACGTGGGGGCGTAGTCGCTTGTTTTATTTATTGACACCGCCCGCACCTTTCTGGCGATGATCGCGCCGCCCCCGCTAAACAGGCCCATTTCACTGAGGATGTACCCGTTGGCGTCGCTGACTCCGAGCGTGAACGATACGCGCATCACGAAAGGTGAAAGGAAATCGATACAGTCAATGGCCTTGGTCGTCTGACCGTTGCTGAGGGTTACCGGAGCTTGCAGCGCCACGTCGGTCACCGTGGCCGGTGTCAATCCGGTGCCGACGCCAAAGCTCTGGATCGTGTAATTGGCGATCGGACTTCTGAAACCTAGCGCGTAGCAGGCAACCTGACGGCCTTGGTCAAGGAACAGATTACGGCCCACAACGACCTCATGCCGACTCAGGCCCCACCCGCGCGTTTGCCGCCCGCGTGGCGCTTTGATCCAGCCGTAGTCCACCGCCTGCTGGGTCGACAGCTTGGAGCCGTCGGCCAGCGTGATGCCTGAAACTGTGATGAGTCCTTCTGCACGCATTATGAAATCATTTTCGCCGGTTACGCTTCAACCGGCACTTGAGCCACGCCCGGTTCAGCCAGCGGATCACTTTCCGGCTCGCCGTCCACAATCTTGCGAAACAGGTCGTAGTCGTCGCGGTTCAGGCCGGGCACCGGCGCACGGCTAGGCAGCATTTCCGCGATGCTCAGCAGCTGGCGCGCCCGGCGCTCGCTGATCCGGTGGATCAACTGGCGGGACACGGACTCGACCACCGGTGGAAATTCGCAGTTGCACCGTGGACACCGGGCGACCTCAACGTCCTCCACGTGCTCCACGACCGCGTCAGAACTGCCGCAGCCGGGGCAGGTCAGGCCGGGCGCATCAAAGCTCTCCGCCGGGGGCGCGGCCAGCGGCACTTCAGGCTTGGCCGGAAGTGCCTCTAGGATCGCCTTTTTGTATACGGCATAGCTCACTGCAAGACTGGGTTCACGACCAGCGCGTCCGCCCATGAGGCCGCGCTAGGGTAATAGCGGTCGAGTTGGAGCGAGAACATGACGTTGACGTAGCCGCTCTGGATCATGTCCGCATCCGAAAATTTCAGGCCTTTGATGATGCAGCCTTCCAGCTGGTAGGCCATCCCGTTGTCCATGGTGCTCTCGCTGGGCGTCCCGCCGCCGATGTCGGCAATCTGGTGCGCCATGTTCGGCACGATCCACGTCATCCACCCGGTGCCCTTGCACTGGGTGGTCAGGCCGACCCCACCCGTCTCCGGGTTGGCCACCAGATAGTTCCAGCTCTCCAGCATCCGTAGCACCTGCGTGGAGAAGGCGTAGCGCACCGGAATCTCGATGGCGTTGGTCGGTGTATCCTTGCCGATGATGTAGTTCGTCTGCTGCATGTACTTCACCTCGATCATTTCCCGCTCGCGGGTCGGGAACGGGAATTTTTCGAGCAGGAACTCGACACTGTTCGACCAGTCGTTCGCGCCGCCCACCGCCGGGGGCGGATTAAGGGTGACGCGCCAGAGGTCGCTCCGCTGAAGGTCGATGCCGTTGGCCGACGCTGACGCGCCGAACGTGTTGTTGAAGGTCATTTTCGACATAAGCTTTGTTATTGAATGCTGTTGACAATGATTGCTCCGCTTTCAAAAACGGAAGCGTTGATGAAGAAGCGTTCCGCCACATCGGTTGGGATCACCGCCAGTGCGATGATCACGCACCGCGCGTTGCGGGTGGCCGCGTTGTTGTTCGTGCTGTCCATGACTAGATTGTACTGCTCAATACCGCGCTCGTTCACGATGCTGTCGATGAAGGCCGTAAAGGCCAGACTCAGCTGTGTCAGGAGCTGCTGGTCGTTCGGGTCGAACACGTAATTCTTGGCGATGTTGGCCATGCCCGTGACGAGCCAGTTGACCATGATGACGTTGTGCAGCGCCGTAAGCTTGCTCTCGGCCACCTGCATGGTGCGCTCGCCGAAGATGTAGTAGGCGTTGTTGATGTTCAGGATCGGGTTGACGCTCTGGCCGTTGCCATACATGCTCTGCTTGACATCGTCCGGGATGTAATTGTATTGGACGCTGAGCGCGGACGTAACCTGACCACGGTTAAGACCGGCCACCGCCGACCACGGATAGTCGATATTGAACACGACGGCCATGGCTGCCAGCACGCCGAGGGTCGGCGGCACTAGCTTGGTTTCACCGAAGCTGTTCGAGCGGGTGAACCAGTTCCAGTAGATGGCCAGATTCGGGCTGTCCACCCGGTAGCCGCTCTGGGACGGCAGCTTGCCGTTGCTCCAGTCAACCGCCTGCCGGGCGGTAAGGCCCGCCGGAACGTCCGCAATGGATACCGCCTTTATGAGGCCCGCCGTGATGCCCATCTGCTGCATGACCGCCACGCTGATGTTATCCTGCGGGGCCGCGATGACGTTGACGTTGGACAAATCCGACTGCTCAAAAGCGCGCAGGCCTGTCAAGGTGTCCGTGTTCGTGTCAAGGTCGCCGATCCAGTCAGAGTCCTGTGGATTCTCACCGTTGTAGCCGTTCGTAAACTGGCCGCCGGTGTCCGACACATTGCCGGGCGTGAGCGCCAGCCAGCCCGCGTTAATGGCTCCGACCGGCATCGGCACCGGCAAACCGGTGGTCGACGGAGTGATCGGGTTGTTGTAGAAGCGCGCATCCCACGGGTTGACCGTGTTGGCGGCGGTCGGGTTGTTGGAATAACCGTCACCAGAGCCATTCGGGTCGTAGTAAACGTAGCTGCTGATGCCCATCGCCAGCCGGACAGTCCAGCTGTTGACCGCGTCGTTCGGGTTGTCAGACAGATTGTCGTAGGTTTCTGCCAGCGAAGAATTCCAGTAGACTTCCAGCTTTTTGGAACCTGCGGCGGAACCGGGCCGAACCTTCAAGTACAGCCCCTGTGTACTGTCTTCACCGTTGGCCCACGTGCCCGCTGTCGCTGCCTTAAGGCGGGCAAACAGGGTTTCTCCGGTAGCTTTGTAGAGCACCGCGCTGCTGTAGGTATCCTGCAACGGCACCGCCTGATAGCCGAGCTGCGTGAGGTCGCTGCGTTCGAGGAAAATCGTGCCGCTGGTATCGCCGTAGTTGATCAGCGTGCTCTTGACCCGGACTTCATGGGACGTGGCACAATTCGTCTGCATGATCTTGTACACGTCACCGACCGAAATCGCGGTGGCGTTGGACGAGCACCAGAATTGAAAATCATTTTTGTTGCCGGTGATGGAGCCTACCAGTGTGTAGGGGTTGTCGGTCAGCTGACTGGAGTTGCTGCCGTAGGTGTAGGCCATCAGCACGCCTTCAGCGGTGTTGGCCGCGTTGGCGTAGGGGCTGTAGCCGATGGTGGCCGCCGTGTAGACTGCCGCCAGCCCGGATTGACCGTTGGCCAGCTGGGTGCGGCTCAGGGCGATGGTGTCATCGCCCGCCGAGGTGACCGCGATATTGACCGTGGACGGCTTGTCCGCCTGCACGACCCGCAGGTACACGCTGCCGTTGTTCTGCGCCAAAAGCGCCCGTACGCGCGGCGCGTTGTTCGGGCTGTAAAGTAGGTAGGCGTTGCCGCCGGAGGAGTAGCCGTCGGACGGGGCCAGATCGGTGAACTGGTTGCCGACCCGGACAATGGAAATGGCGTTCGCATTGTCCGCCAGCGCATCGACCGCGTCCGCCAGAAAGAAACCGGCTCCGTTGGGTGTCACGATGTTGTTGCTGTTTGAAGCGTAAGTGGTGGTGACCGGATTGCCGAACTGGTTGATATAATCGGCGAGTGAAATCACGGTGGTCGGCACGTTGAACGGCCCCTTGGAGGCCACCCCGACGAGGCCGGGCCGGAACGGGCCGACAGCTGTCGTCTCGAAGGACTCGTCACTGATCGACGTATAGACACCGGGAAATGTTTTCTGTGTAATCGTGTTCATATTCTTGTTCGCTGCCTTAACTACGCGGCGCATTTATCAAAAACCGGTGACGGCGGCCACAGCTGCGGCCCTATCCGTCTACAGTTCCGCCGTTGCCCTGTTAACTACCGGTTCCAGCTCCCGGTGGCGGCATAACCGTGATCGATTGCCGGTAGTCGACAATCGGGTTCGTCGGATGCAGGCGCAGGTCGTTGGTGCCGCTAAAGTCAAAAGCCGTGACCAGCTCACCGGGATCAACTGCACTCAGGCCGGTGATCAGCTTCCAAAGCGAAGGGTATACACTGTAGTCAAGATCAATGTCGTAACCTTCCAGCACCACGGTGAAGCTGGTGCGGAACTCGACGTTCTTGCCGTCCTCCGGTTCCTCCGGGGTCAGGTTTTCGACGTCCCCGTCCACGTACAGCCGCACCAGCCGGGGGCCAAAACCGGGATACTCCACCCTGATCCATGTCTGCATCTGCGGGCCGCCGGTGCGCCAGAATTCCCGGAACACCTGCGAGGTGAAAAAGGCCACGGTATCCGGGCGGTTGCAAAAATGGTCAATCTGAAAGCGATAGTCAAACGCCATGGGAAACCGGCTGGTGGTCACGTTGCCGAGATCACCCATCGTGACGTTGGTGCCGGTGGCGCTGTATACATTTGAACCGGTGCTGCTCACGGTCGGCCAGTTGATGTGCCGCAGCCGGTGGATGGAAAAGTTCTGGTGCGGGCGCAGCTTCCAGCCTTTACGGTATACACTCATCACCGGGTAGCGCACCGGTTGCGGATAGGGCTGGTAAATGGGGGTACCGTTAGCATCCTTGTAGTCCAGCAGGTATTTGAACGGATTGTCTACACCTTTTGACCATTCGATGTTAAGGGTGGCGAACGCGTCCATCGGTGAGGTGAAGACCACCGGTATTGGCACGCCCCAGCGCAGGATGAATATCCGGTTCATCCAGCGTTGCAGAGCCAGCTCGTGGTAGCGCATGCTGGTGCCGGTGAGGGCACCGTTGACGATGTTCAGGGTACTGCCTGCGGGTTGTTTGGCCACGCACTAACTACGGCGCGACAAAACAAGTGCGTGTGTTTGACATTTGACTAATGGTCTGCTAAAGTAGACTTATACAAAAATAAATGAAAAGATGCTTCAATGTTATCGACATAATCGGCAGCCGTTCTGGCAAGCTTAGCGTTGTTGCTCACGAAGGCTTAAAACTGAACGGTAAAAGAAAGCGCCAGTTTTACACGTGCCGGTGTGACTGCGGAAAAACAGTGTCGGTAGCCAGAGGCTGTCTGACCAGCAAAACGACAAAAAGCTGTGGTTGCTATCGAAAGGATCGGAAATGGTCTATTCACACAGGTGAGAGCCACGGTAGACTTACTGTTTTACGCGAACGGTCGATACCTTATCAAAAAACGACCTGCCTAGCTTTTGACTGTGTGTGCTCGTGCGGGAACCTAGTCACCGTGCGTGCGGCGTATATCGGAAACAGGGTGTTGAGCTGCGGCTGCCTTGCTGCTGAAAATGCTCGCACTCGGATTGAAAAGCAGCATGAACTCAATAAGCTTCCAGCCGGGCAAGCCGCTTTCAATAGACTCAAAAGAACGTACGAGAGACGTGCTGCCGCTTTCAACAGGGCCTTCAAGTTGTCTACAGAACAGTTTGCAGCCAAAGTAAAACAAGAGTGCTACTACTGCGGTGCACCTCCGGGTCAGGTTGTGTACGAGAAAAATGGGAACTGTGTTTACAACGGTATTGATCGCGTAAAGAATGGAGAAGGTTACACTGACGAAAACACAGTCGCGTGCTGCGCTCAGTGCAACAGCGCCAAAACAAATTTAGCCCAAGACGACTTTCTCGCTTGGGCTAGGCGCGTTGCCGCCAGAAATCCGCTTACACCGGAACAAGCAGTGAAGTCTGCATGAGCACTTGAGTGCCGTTTTCCAGCTCCACAGAGGCAAAACCAGAATTTGCGTCGCTGATGGATTTGACTTTACCGCGACTTCCAGTGAAGCCGGAAATTGGGTCATCCACGACCGCAACCGTCTGGCCCGCCGAGATGTCCTCGCCCAGAATCTGGTGGACGGCGGCCTGCACGTATTTCTTGCCGCCCGTCTGGACGGCTTCTGTGATGATGTTTTTGAGGTCTTTCATGTGCTTTTAATTACTTAGCCGGTTCGCTCAAGATGGCTGCGAGCAATGTTTCGTCAACTTTCTCCCACGGCGCGTACCAGTCTGATCCGTGCCGCAGCTCTTTTAACAGCATCTCCGATGATCCGGCTACCTTAACTACGAGCCTCCCGTTGACAAATCCCAGACTGATAGATTTCGCCAGCTGGCGCATGCGATCTTCCAGCTTTTGCATGCGGCCAGCGAGATCAGGCACCGGCTTCTTCGGCAGCGCGGCGACTCCGGCGAGCAGCGCGGCCACCACCTGCGCCTGCTGGGCCGGACTGCGTAGACGCTCTTCAAGTACGTTGTCTACACTTTCCCTTAGAAGGGCGGCGACGTTCATATGTCCGGTTCCGGCAGCGGCTGGATAGGCGGCTGGCCAAAAGTTGACGCGGTCACCGCTGTGGTGCCGCCCGGCGACTGCTCCGCCG